GCTGGTGATCCAAGAAATATTGTGAATTTCCTATAGGTTCTCTTCCATATTTATGTTACGAAAGCACTATACACGCTCAATCCCTTTATTATAAGGCTTTTCAGCGGTCGTCTAGCGAGTGAATACGATTTTGAATACGACTTACGCTTCCAAAAAGTCAAGCAAGCGATCAGCGACCGCGTGACGTTGGTTATCGTTTATATGCGTGTACATATCGAGCGTCGTTTGTATACGCGAGTGGCCCAAGCGGTCCGCGATCTGTTTTGCTTCGATCCCGGCTTCGAAAAGTATACTTGCGTGTGTGTGTCGTAAGCCGTGGACGGATATAATCGGCAAGCCGTAGCGTTTTAAAAACTTCCGGAGCTCGTCCCGTAAGCGTGATTCCATAAGATAGCCACCCGAAGAATTCGAAAATACGAGTTCACTCTTTCCAGCACCGTTTTTAAATAAGATTTTTTTCTGTTTTAGTCGCCAATTCTTCAAAATTTCGACCGTGCGCGGGTCCAGCGTTATCTTGCGCCGGCTCTTTTTCGTTTTTGGTGATTGGGTGGATAGTTGGCCAGATATTCTGACAAGGGTCCGCTCGACGCGTAAGGTTCGATTTTCGAAGTCAATATCTGACCACTCGAGGGCCAAGAGCTCCCCACGACGTAAACCGGTATAAGCGAGAGTCCACCACGCTACAAAGAGGACAGGGGACGCGTGTTTTTCGGCCAGATCAAGAAATTCGGTCAGCTCTTCTTTAGTTAAAGCCTTCTTTTTCTCTCTCTTTTCTTGTTGTTTTGGCCTTATCACTTTATCAAGTGGGTTTGCTTTTATAATATCGAGCAATACAGCGTATTTTAAGACGCGATTAATAACTGACAGATGGATCGTATAATTTAAGTATCTCTTACTTAACTCGATCGTGATTTTTTGCAGTTTCAAAACCGTTAGATCATCGATCAAGGCATTTTTAAAATAATCTTTTACTAAGATTTCGAGATAACTCTTTGTGTTTTGGTAAGTCGTGGGCTTGACCGTCGTCTGATAGCTCTCAAGCCACAATCGGGCCACGGCTTCAAATGTTTGTCTCTCGGTGGTGTTACAAAAGCCGTTCTCTTCCACGTCAAGCAGTAAATTTCTTTCGGCTTGTTTGGCTTCTTTCATGTTTTTAAAACCCCGGCGCGTGGTTCG